TATATGAATAAATTTGAATGCTGCTTTGATTGCTATATTCAATACGTTGAATTCAATGAAGATAAATGGCTAAAAGGCTGGAGACCAAATCATGAGACGAAGAATAATACGAAAGAACAAAAAGAGAATTGATCCACGATATTTTTTGCATGAACGCGTTGGCGCAGGCGAAGACTTTACAAAAGAAGAACTAAACCCCGGAGACAACCCGGCCCCACTGCAAGAACCAATGCAAGAGCCGACCCAAGCTCAAGAACCAAGTGTTGAAAATCTACAGGGCGACACGCAAAAAGGCGCCGAACTCATGTTAAGCTTCGTAAAAAACGTCTTAAAGGACGACGCCATGGCAATATCAGCTCTCGAATTGAAACTTCCTGCGACTTTTAAGACGTCCGAAGAGACCACGGCGTCCGCGCCAGAAGAGAGGAACTTTTAAATGGCAACTGTATCTGTATACGATATTATAAAAGGACTCAACCAGGCCGCGGCAAATGCTTACGACGGTTCACAATATGAAAAATATGCTGCCGATGGCAAAGAACGAAAAATTGGTCTCAAACGCGAAGAGGGAGACGCAATTCTTGACTCTCGCGTAATGGATGGTTTTAAAATTCGCATAGATGGCCCCAAGCTTATTATAACATACCAGACAGAATTAAGAATAAAAGATTTTCATAACTCTAAACTTGATGAAGAAATTGAGCGCATCTATAAAGACATTGTAAAGTTCTTGAAGAAAGAATACAAAGCAGTTACTGGTAATGCTGTAACTTTAAAAGCGGATGGCGACGCAGAAATTATAGTACAAAATATGTCTAAAATTCGCACTTGGGCTGAAGCTAAAAAAGTTTATACAATTGGCGGGATTAAAGATACCGAAGCCGTTGGCGAAAATAGCCCGGGCGCAACCGAAGAAAAACTACGCAGTGCAGTCGAAAAGTTTTTAGCAGTAGGTAAAGATAAATATCCTGGCACCAAAAAGCCAAGCAATGCCAAAGCACCAAAGCCGGAAAAACTTTCCCGGTACAAGAAAACAAACAATGCCAAAGCATAATGAGCTACACATTAACCAAAAAAGAGATTTTAAAAGAAGTCCTCAAATGTGGTAAAGACTCTCAATATTTTATTAATAATTATGCAAAAATACCTCACCCGGGCCATGGCCTAATTCCATTTAAAACTTATGATTATCAAGATGAATTGTTAGAAAATTTTGATGATCATCGCTTTACCATTGTACTGAAGGCTCGACAGCTTGGCATTTCTACAATTGTTGCTGGCTACATTGCTTGGATCATGCTTTTTCGTCGCGACAAGAATGTACTAGTCGTTGCAACTAAATTAAACACAGCAGCAAATCTAGTTCGAAAAGTAAAGGGAATTATCAAACATTTGCCAACATGGTTAAAAATAGCTAATATTGATATTGATAATAAAAATTCTTTTGAATTAAGTAATGGCTCCCAAGTCAAAGCATCGTCTACTTCTGCTGACGCCGGCCGTTCAGAGGCGTTGTCTTTACTGGTGGTTGATGAGGCCGCCCACGTTGAAAATTTAACTGATTTGTGGACCGCACTTTATCCTACGATCTCTACTGGCGGCCGCTGTATCGCCCTATCGACTCCAAACGGCGTCGGAGATTGGTTTCATGAGACTTACATCAAATCAGAGAGTGGCCAAAATGAATTTTTTCCTGTTCATTTAATGTGGCATGCTCACCCAGATAGAGATCAAGAATGGTTTGAGACAGAAACCAAAAATATGAGCAAGAGACAAATTGCACAAGAGTATGAATGTAATTTTAACACATCGGGCGAAACGGTTATTGATGGGGATGATATCCAACGGCTGAAAAAAAGGATTCAAGAACCAAAACATAGAACAGGCATCGATAGAAACTATTGGATTTGGGAAGAGTTCAACCAAGAGAATACTTATTTGCTCGTCGCTGATGTTTCTCGCGGAGACGGCGCAGATTTCTCTGTTTTCCATATTTTTAAATTGGAGACCATGGAAATCATTGCAGAGTACCAGGGAAAGGTAACGCCAGATTTATTTTCTGAAATTGTTTATAACGCTGGTCGAGAATATGGAACTGCCATGGTTGTTGTGGAAAACAATAGCGTGGGATTTGCAGTGCTAGATAAATTAGCCGATAAAGCATATCCGAATGTATATCATTCGATTAAATCATCGCATGAATATATTGATCAATACCAAGCTGAGACGACTCCAAGCGCTATAGCGGGATTTACTACCTCACTTAGAACTCGACCTTTAATAGTTGCTAAGTTTGAAGAATACATAAGAAATAAAATGTTAACTATTTATTCCAAGAGGTTAGTTAATGAATTAGATACTTTTATTTGGAAAAATGGAAAGCCGCAAGCACAACGTAGTTATAACGATGATTTAATTATGGCTTGTGCAATTGGATGTTGGGTGCGCGACACGGCCCTTATCGAAAATCAACGCGATTTAGAGTATAAAAAAGCATTTTTAAACTGTATAATAACAAATAAGACACACCTTGATTCTCGTATACCTGGCATGCAAAAACCAAAACAAACAGAAGTTTTTGAAAATATAATTGACGAGAAAAAGAAAATGAAAGAATTTCTTTGGGTATTAAAAGGATAAATTAAATGGCACCGAATAATAAAAATACAAAAAATCCACGAAATCCAAACTCACCCCTCTACAAAAAATTAACTAAATTATTTTCTGGACCTCTCATCAACTACCGCTCACAAAACACAAGACAGTTACGACGAAGGCGCTTAGACAAATATTCTAAAACGTTTAAAGACGTTTCCGGCCAAAGATTTGAAAGAGTTGGCTACAGTCCTTTTGACAACCATTCTTCTTATATGATGGGGACACAATCGCGCCTGCAACGATATGCAGACTTCGATCAGATGGAATATACTCCTGAAATTTCTTCTGCATTAGACATTTATGCTGATGAAATGACCACTCACACTGGTATTAAAAAAGTGGTTCAGGTTGATTCAAACGATGAAGAAATAAGAGGTATTTTAGAGACGTTATTTTATAGTGTGTTGAACATCGAATTTAATTTATTTGGCTGGTGCCGTACGATGTGCAAATATGGTGATTTTTATTTGTATTTAGACATTGATAATGAATTAGGGATTAAACAAGTCGTCGGCCTCCCGAGTCAAGAGATTGAACGGATGGAAGGACAAGACAAAACTAATCCAAACTATGTGCAGTTTCAATGGAACTCCGGAGGCGTCACTTTCGAAAGTTGGCAAGTCGGACATTTTAGAATTTTAGGAAATGATAAGTTTGCTCCATATGGAACTTCTATTTTGGATGGCGCAAGAAGAATTTGGCGCCAACTAGTTCTCTTAGAAGATGCAATGATGGCGTATCGTATTGTTCGCGCGCCAGAGAGAAGAATATTTAAAGTTGATGTGGGTAACATTCCACCACAAGAAGTTGAACAATATATGCAACGTATTATAACTTCTATGAAAAGAAATCAAGTTGTTGATCCCGATACTGGTCGCGTAGATTTGCGCTACAATCCGCTTAGCATCGAAGAAGATTATTTTATTCCAATGCGCGGCGGCGTCGGCACCGAAATCGCCAGCCTTCCGGGAGGAACTTACACTGGCGACATCGACGATGTTAAATATTTAAGAGACAAATTATTTTCCGCATTAAAAATTCCAGCTTCTTATTTGTCAAGGGCTGAAGGGGGCGATGAAGACAAGGCAACATTGGCACAAAAAGATATTCGTTTTGCAAGAACAGTACAGCGCCTGCAGAGATCGGTTATTTCTGAATTACAGAAAGTAGCAATTGTTCATCTTTATACTCTTGGATTTAGAGGCGACGATTTGTTGTCGTTCGGTCTCAAGCTGAACAACCCTTCCAAGATTGCTGAACTACAAGACCTTGAGCATTGGAATACTAAATTTACAGTTGCTGCGCAAGCCGTTGAAGGCATGTTTAGTAAGCGCTGGATTGCAAGAAATCTCTTTGATTTGTCTGAAGAAGATTATTTGCGTAACCAAAGAGAAATGTTTTATGATGCATCATTCGCGCGCGCCCTAGAAATGGGCGCACAAGCTGAAATGGCCGCCGGCGGTATGGGCGGAATGGGCGGAATGGGCGGAGGAATGGGCGCTCTAGGTGGAGAAGAAATGGGCGGCGGAGAAGGCATGCCACCGCCAGGTGAAGAAGGCGCTGTACCCGAAGAAGAACCCACCGCAGGGCCTCCGCCAGGCGCGGAAGGTGCGCCTGAAGCCGAAAGTGCACTCTTAGCCGCACCCGGCAAGCGAGACGATAAAGCTTGGATGCAAGTGCGCGTCAAACCGGATGGTTCTTATACGACTCCCGGTTCAAAAGGAAAGGCCTATAAGCGTGTAACGGCCGATAAGCGACAAAGCGGCGCTCGGAAGCGACACTTTCGCGCGCAAGGGTCACATGAATTAGCTCGAATGCCTTCAAGACAAACAAGAATGTTGCCATCTGGTGCACGCGAATTGTTGGGCCTAGGAAAAGGTATTTCTGAAGATAAAGAAACTAATTATAATAATGAAGAGCGCGCACTGCTTGAAACAAATCAAAATATAAAAAATTTGATACAAGAATTGGAACAAAAAGACGATGCCAAAACACAATAAAAAAAGAAATACTGCTCTTCTTTACGAAGTCCTCGTAAGAGAGACAATCAAACAAGCCGTTAAGAAAAATATAGCAAA